TACAGGATTATCTGGAGTCTACTGAAACCACTTTTGTGGCTAATCTTCCTCTTATTATTCAGCAAGCTGAGCAAAGAATACTTAGGACTGCTCAGATTCCTGATCTACGGAAGAATGTCACAGGAACCCTGAGCAAAGGGAATCCTTATCTTGCGATGCCCACTGACTTTTTAGCTCCGTATTCTCTAGCAATTGATAATTCTGGATCGGAGTTTCTTCTTTTTAAAGATGTAAATTTTATGCGAGAGGCTTACCCTGTAGCTTCTATTGAGGGTGTCCCTAAATATTATAGTATTTTTGACTCAAGTAACTTTATTGTTGGCCCTACTCCCTCCGCGAATTATGCGGCTGAACTGCACTTTATGTTTGAGCCAGTGTCTATAAGCCTTTCCGCGTCAGGAGAAAGCTGGCTTGGAACGAACGCTGAAATGACTTTGCTATATGCCTGTCTAGTAGAAGGATATACCTTTCTTAAAGGAGATGCCGCAGGAATGGAGTGGTATAATTTAAGATTTGAAGATGCGATAAGTCGATTAAAATCGTTGGGAGAGGGATATGATACTACTGACAACTATCGCTCAGGCATGGTTAGGAGCGTAAGAGTCTAATGTTTACAGTCGATCTTACCAGCAGTGTTGGCAATGTAATGGTGCAAACCACCTCTAAGAGAGGGTTTAGGCCCGAAGAGCTTGCTGTTGATTGCACGAATCAAATAGTCTCTATCGCGTCAACCGCTGACCCGATAGTGCGTCAGCAAGCGGAGGCTTTTAAAGGGAATATAGAGAGCGTTGTATTGAGCTATATTCAGCAGGGCGCAAGAAGCGAAAGAACAACTATTTATAACATTTTGTTAGACGCTGGGGAAAAATCTCTAGCCGAGAAGATAAGGAGACTCTGATGGCATTTTCTGGAAATTACATGTGTACCAGCTTCAAAGCTGAAATTTTAAAAGGGGTTCATGATTTTACGCTTACCTCTGGCAATACTTTTAATGTAGCCCTGTATACCAATAGCGCTACGTTTAATGCTGGGACAACAGCCTATACTACCGGCAATGAAATCTCAGGTACGGGGTATGCTCCAAAAGGTAAGTCTTTAACGAATATAACTCCTACAACTGGAGGAACAACGGGCTTTACTGATTTTCAAGATTTGACATGGGGTACGGCAACCTTTACCGCAAGAGGCGCACTACTTTTTAATGACTCAGCCGCTGGCGATCCTACTTGCTTAGTTTTAGATTTTGGAAGCGATCAAACATCTACTGCTGGTGACTTTAAAATTGTCTTCCCTACAAATGATGCGAGTAATGCGATTATCAGGATAGCCTAATGTCTGGTGTTGGCTATGGCCGCGCCGCGTGGGGTGACGGAGAATGGGGCGAGGACACGACTGCCACTATTCTTTATGGCGGCTGGGGTCGTGGCACTTGGGGTGAAAATTCTTGGGGAACCTCTCTTGGCCTTTCAGCTACTGGAGAGGTAGGGACGGCGGCAGTTCAGGGTGGGGCTACTGTGGCCCTGACTGGTGTTGCCGCTACAGGAATAGTAGGCCAAGCAAATGTTGATGCTAAAGGGGTTGTCTTCCCTTCTAGCTTGGTAGGTACGGGCGAAGTAGGAAGTGTTACCGTTTACCACAATGCAGTGATATCCCTTACAGGACTTTCTGCAACAGGATCAGTAGGAATTGCCGCTCCTCAAAGCGAAACGGTAATTTCTGTAACGGGCCTTTCTGCTACTGGTGAGGTGTCAGGAGTAACAATAGTTGCTCCAGCAAATGTTTCTCTTACTGGCCTAGCGGCAACTGGTCAGGTTGGCACTGTTAGTGTTGACTTATTTATTGATGTTTCTGTTACTGGCGTTTCAGCAACATCGGCGGTTGGCGCAGTAACATTAACTACCGAAACGGTAGTTAATCTTGTTGGCGTATCAGCTATAGGTGAGGTTGGAAGACTTTTAATATGGGAAAATATTCTCCCTAATCAAAATCCACATTGGATAGATGTAATAACTTAATTGAGGCACTAGCATGGCAACCTACAACAATGATTTAAGGTTAAAAGAAATTGCAACTGGCGATGAGTCGGGTACTTGGGGAACTTCTACCAATACGAACATTAGCCTGATTGCTGACGGGTTTAGCTTTGGCACAAAGGCTATGGCGGGAGACTCAGACGAAACATTCACAATGCCCAACGCAGCGTCTGATCCGACTCGATCTTTCTATTTAAAGATAACGTCTGGGGCTTCATTGACGGCTACTAGAACAGTTACGCTTGGCCCTAATACTGTTTCTAAGATGTGGATGATCGAAAATGCCACCTCTGGTAGCCAGACTATAAACATCAAACAAGGATCGGGAGCCGTAGTAGCAATAGCTACTGGCGCTAAGACTTTCCTTTATACAGATGGCGGGGGTGCTGGAGCAATAGTTGCTCTTGCTAACCCCACTGAGACAGGCGTAGGAACCGTAACCAATGTTGCGGTAACTGGAACGGTTAATGGAATTACGCTTACGGGCGGCCCAATTACTAGCACTGGCACTTTCACGCTTGGGGGGACATTGGCAAACGTGAGTTTAACATCCCAAGTAACAGGAATTTTGCCTGTAGGCAACGGGGGTATAGGAGTTAGTTCTTTAACCGCTAACAGTGTTGTTTTAGGTAACGGAACAGCGGCTGTTCAAGTTGTAGCTCCCGGCACTAGCGGAAATGTTTTAAAGTCTAACGGAAGCACATGGACTTCTGCCGCAGAAGCCGCAGGGTATCCAGCCCCTTCTTTAATATCAGGAGATGCCACCGTTGCTTCAGCAACTTTTCAGGTAGCCATAGCAGGGGGCATTACAATTACTTTGCCGGGTTCTCCATCAGCGGGAGATTATGTCGTAGTAAAGGATGGTACAGGCGCGGCGGCTACCACTACTTTTACCGTAGCCCGTAACGGCTCTAACATAGCCAGTTCAGCCACAGACTTGATTTTTGACAAGAACTTTGCAGAAATCGTTATGACCTACATCAATGGCACTATTGGTTGGAGCGTATAGATGAGCAGTTTAGGCGAGCTGATACCCGCAGGAGGCGGTCAGAATAACACCGACTTTGTTGCCTCTGGCAATATTGCTTCGGGCAAGCCTGTCATCCTTAACAGTACAGGGACTGCTACTCAGGTTGCGGAGACTTCCTCAGCAGTTGATATACCTTACGGCTCTGCTAGCACCTTCACCACAACAGCAAACAGATATGTAGCTAATGATATTCACTTTGACCCCGTAACTAAAGGAAGAGTTGGCGCGTCCTACAACGGCCCGAGCGACTACCCAAGTTTTGTCATGGGTACGCATAGTGGCTCTAGCATTACGTGGGGAACCGCTGTTGTTCTAGTATCTACTGGAAGTAACGTAACCACTGCTTTCAACTTTGACCCAAACAATGCTAACGAGGTTGTTTTTCTTTATCAGTTAGTAGGTACTGGAATAACAGCTAGGCAAGGGACTATATCTGGATCGGGAGCATCAATAACGACTACCTTGGGTACGCCGCTTACAATGTACTCCGATTCTGGTACTGCCAACACGAGAGCCATACGCAATTCGGGGGTTGCTTTTGACCCTAGCGCCGCAACGCCCACTTTCTTAGCCTTCTACATCCAGACTGCCGCATCAAACACTGAGGTGGTTCGCTCAGGCACGATCTCAGGAGCCACGATAACGGCAGGTAGTTCGGTAAATCTTCCGGCCACTATGGGACAGCGGGATTTTTCGGGGCTTGCTTTCAACACGGCGGGAACATGGGTTATCGGCTACCCCGCCGCAAGCGACTACATGGGCATGGTTTTTGGAAGTATCTCATCAAACGTGCCCCAAGTTGGCACTGAAATTGTTGTTATCTCAAGCGACTCAGGAAGAGCATACCTGCCTCAGTTTGACCCTTTCAACACTCTTCGTGTGTCAATGGGGTACGAAATATCTTCGGTTGGTTACGCACAGATATTTACGCTGGCAAACGCGGGTACTGGCACTACGGTTTCAACAGGGACACAAACTGCAATAGCAGGGAACATTAGTACAATGCCGTGCAGCGTCTTGTTTAATGATGTTACTCAGAACGATCTAATCATCACATTTCAAGATGCAGTAGATGACTTGTACATGCGCCCCGCTACTTACAACCCAGCCTCAAGCAACGCAATGACGCTAGGGACGGCCGTGTTAGTGTTTGATTACTCCGCTGCTGGCGATACTCCGCAAAAACCCTATGGGGCGGGCATGGGCAACGGCGTGGCGGCATATGCGTACACCTTAGATTCTAATGATGATGGAACTATGGTGTTTGCAAAGGGTGTAACTAACGAAACAAACA